ATAGCCTTCGCCGAGGCCCTGGCGGCCATGTCGGGCCTGAAGGTGCTGGTGATCGATGACTGCGAAATCCTGGACGAAACGAACAGGAGCCTTCTGACGGCCTTCCTCACGGAGAAGATGAATGAGTTCGACACAATAATCGCGCTGTCCACCGCTTCGCAGGAAAAAGTGGCGGATCCCAGCATTGACGGAGTTTCAGTCCTTTGGGTAGAAGGCGGGCACGTCGAGAGGATCCAGGATCTCGTGGGAGCCAAGGCATGAATAACCCCCTGCTTCAAGGCCTGAGCCTGGCTGGTCTGTTCTGGACCATCTACGGGTTGGGATGGGGGTATCTGAAAGTCAAGGAAATAAAAGGAGGCGAAGACAACCCACAAAGCTGACCTGAAGGGGACAAGTTGGAGTGGTCCAAGGGCAATGAGATAAAACCGAATATTCCAAGAAGAGGCGCTGCTAACGTCCCCGGTGGCGTCTCTTCCTTTTTGGGGGAGGCACAATGAAAAGGATACTACTTACAAGGGGATATGAAGCCCTGGTAGATGATGGGGATTATCCATCTTTAAACGAGTATCCCTGGCATGTGATGGATTCAAGAGGCAAGCAGTACGCTGCACGCGCATCCTATGCAAACTTACCCGATGGGGAGACCATTTACATGCACCGGGAAATCGTGAGGGTGCCTGTCGGTTTGTTCATAGACCACATCAACGGGAACGGCCTCGACAACCGCAAAGCCAACCTCCGCATCTGTACTCACAGGCAAAATTGTGCGAACAGAAAGCCATATAAGAATTGCTCATCGCGGTTCAAAGGGGTATGTTGGGTTAAAAAACTCAGTAAATGGATGGCCAGGATTAAGGTCGATGGCGAATCGATATATCTCGGCGTATTCAGCTCGGAGATCGAAGCGGCAGAAGCATACAACGAAGCAGCCCTAAAGTACTTTGGTGAGTTTGCCTTGCTAAATGTGATAGACGGGTTCGAGGAGGGGCTGGAGAGGGAGTTCGGGATCCAGCTGGTGATGGAGATGGGGGCGGGGTAGGTGAAAAAGAAAAAGCGGAAGTGGATTTGCTATGGCAGGTGCGATAAGTGCAAGCGCGGGGCTTTCCTATACGGGCTTAAGGGGCCGCGCGGGGGCATCAAGTGGTGCTGCGAGGAATGCTGTGACAAGGCGGAAGCGGGAGGGGGGAGATGAAGGACGCCCCATATTTCAGCCATGATTCTAATGCACGTCACGACCGCAAGATACTACCCATGCGGACCAAGTACGGTGCGGAGGGTTATGGGTGGTACTGGATGCTCGTTGAGATGATGCGCGAGGAGGACGGTTACAAGCTGAGCGTAGCTGAAACGTACGACATCGATGCATACGCAATGCAGATGCAATGCGACAGCAAGGACCTCCGGAGGTTTATAAAAGACTGTATAGAAAAATACGATTTGTTCAAATCGGAAAACGGATATATTTGGTCGGAATCACTAATAAGACGGATGAAAGTCCTGGAAAAGAGGCGTGAACAGGCCAGGGCGGCTGCGAGAAAAAGATGGGGTACAGTGCAGGAGCAATGCGACGGCAATGCGGACGCAATGCGTGAGCATAGCGGGGGCAATGCATTTAATAAAGGTAATAAAGGTAATAAAGGAAAGGAACAACTCGCGCGCGCGCGCGAGGAAGAGTCGCCGCCCCCTGAAAACCACTCTGAGGAGAATCCCCTAAACCCAGCCTTCACCGCCTGGCAGAGAAACGAAGGAACCATGGGGGCGTTCTCCTCCCTCATCGGCCAACGCATCGCAAAGATCATCGAATGGATGGAATCAGAGATCTCAAAGAATGGCGGAGAGGGGTTCAGGCCGGCTGCCGACATAGTGGCGGAATCCATAGAGGAAGTCGCGGCAATGGTGCCGCCGCGGGATAATCCCATCAGATATCTGGAAGTCAAATGCGAGAAGGAATTGGAGGAGGTGCTGTATGGCGAGGCACAAGACGGTTGAGCAAGAGGAAGCCGAATACGGCGACGCCCTGGATGCGCTGGACATGGCCTACGAGGCATACTTCGCCTCATGCAAGAGCGTAAGGCAGTGCCCGTACTGCGATGGCGGCTGGGAGATCATAAAGCAATATAGCGAGCTGTACGGGAAGGAGATCGAGAAGGCCAGGGAGTGCGACTGCTTCATCGAGCACCTGAAGGTCTTCAGGGCCATGAAGCACGCGCAGAAGGTATACCGAAAGAGGACCGGTAATGAGCCGCCCGAGTACGACCGGGCCCGGGCGGACCTGTTCGAGTACGCCGGGGATGAGAGGTTGAGGCCGATTGAAACATAGCATCGCGTGACGTTGGAAAAGAAAGGAGTTGGAGTGAACCAAAAAGAGATAGGCATATTACTCGATAACTTCATCCATGAACGCAACTGGGGGCAATTTCACAATCCTAAAAACCTAGCTATATCTATAGCGGTTGAGGCCGGCGAGTTGCTAGAACTTTACCAATGGCAGGACAAGGCAGATTTAAAAAGGGTGGAGGATGAGATAGCCGACATATATATCTACCTGGTCATGTTGGCTGATTACCTGTTGATCGACATAGGGGATGCTGCGTTGAGAAAGATAGAAAAGAACAGGGAAAAATATCCCGTGGAGAAGGCGCGGGGGAATGCGAGAAAGTATGACCAGTTATAGGGAGTTTATTGAGAACAAACAACACATGAAACATGGCGGAGGGTTTGAGCCCCTATATAAAAATGATATGTTGTTTGATTTTCAAAAACATATTGTAGATTGGTCATGCAGAGAGGGGAGATCGGCAATATTTGCTGACTGTGGTTTGGGAAAAACCCCGATGCAGTTAGTATGGGCCGAGAATGTATCGGAAAGGACGGGTGGCAACGTCTTAATCTTAACCCCGCTCGCTGTATCTTATCAGACAATAAGAGAAGGGGATAAGTTCGGGGTAGAGGTTGTGAGATCGAAAGAAGGTGAAGTCAAAAACAATATCGTCGTAACCAACTATGAGAGATTGCAGTATTTTCACCCAGAAGATTTTAAAGCTGTTGTCTGTGATGAATCCAGCATCTTAAAATCCTTCAATGGTGTAAGGCGGGGTGAGATAACGCGGTTTATGAGGAAAGTTCCTTACCGCCTTTTATGCACGGCAACAGCAGCTCCGAATGATTATTCAGAGTTGGGCACATCATCTGAGGCCTTAGGCTATCTCGGTTATATGGATATGCTCAATCGCTTTTTTAGGAACGATAGAAACACATCTGCTATCGGTAGGTGTTATGGGAAGAAGCAGGAGTGGAGATTAAAGGGCCATGCAGAGACACCATTTTGGAGATGGGTGTGTTCGTGGGCCCGGGCATTGCGTCGACCCTCCGATATAGGGTTCGATGATGATGGGTTTATATTAAAACCCCTCTACGAAAACCTACATATTATTGAGGCGAGAAGCAAACCAGATGATAGGTTGTTTAATGTTGAGGCCATAGATTTAAGAGAACAACGGGAGGAAAGAAAAAGGACAATACCCGAGAGATGTGAAAAAGCTGCCGAATTGGTTGATCACGATAGACCAGCATTAGTCTGGTGTCATTTAAACGATGAGGGAAAAACATTAGCGAAAATGATACCCGATGCTGTAGAGGTCAGCGGTTCGGATAACGACGATGATAAGGAAGCTAAGTTGTTAGCCTTTGCAAACCAGGATGTTAGGGTTTTAATTACTAAACCCAAGATAGGGGGGTGGGGCTTGAACTTCCAGCATTGTTCCCATGTGGTGATATTCCCCTCTCATAGCTTTGAGCAATATTACCAGGCCGTTAGAAGATGCTGGAGATTTGGTCAGAAGAATCCCGTGGTGGTGGATGTGGTGGCAAGCCAGGGGGAACAGCGCATTTTGCAAAACCTACAACATAAATCCAAACTAGCCGATGATATGTTTTCTCGGCTGGTGCATTTTATGAGAGAGGGCCAAGTTATCAAAAGTGATTATAACTTCGATGAGAGGGAGGTTATGCCCGCATGGCTATAAAGGAACAGAAGATCACGGATGAGTATGCAATCTATTGTGGGGATTGTATGGAGGTGTTACCCAATATGCCAGATGATAAAATCCACCTTTCCATATATTCCCCACCCTTCGGGGGTCTTTACCATTATTCAAGTTTGGTGCGGGATCTCTCAAACTGTGATAGCTATGAGGATTTTTTTGAACACTATAATTATGTTATCCGCGAATTAAACCGCGTGACGATGCCCGGGCGCATGACTGCTGTGCATTGTGCTGATATACCAACGGGGAATACGGGTAACGATTCATTAATAGATTTCACGGGCGATATTATCCGCGCACACCAAAAAGAAGATTGGTTATATGTCGCTAGGTATGCAGTTTGGAAAGATGCCTTTAAGGTGAGAAACAGGACGATGGCGAAGTGTCTGGCCCACAAACAAGTAGTAGACGATTCATCAAGGTGTAGTAATGCGGCTGCTGATTATGTTCTGGTGTTTAGAAAGGGAGGGGATAACCCAGAGCCGATAACACATCCAACTGGCTTTACTGATTATGCGGGTGAACGTGCAATCCCGGGCGATTTATTGAGGTTCAAGGGTTATGAGGGAAACCAGATAAAGAACGTTTATTCACATTGGATATGGAGACAATATGCCTCGGCATTCTGGGATGATATAAGACCTCAACACATATTACCCTTTAAGGAATCTCGCGAAGAAGAAGATGAAAAGCACGTCCACCCCCTCCAGCTTGACATCATAGAAAGGATTATTATCCTATGGAGCAACCTTGGCGACATTGTTCTAACCCCCTTTATGGGTGTGGGGTCTGAGGTTTATGTGGCGAGAGAAAAAGGCCGCAGGGGAATTGGGATAGAACTCAAACAGTCTTATTACAACCAAGCCGTTAAAAACCTAGAAGAAAAGATGGAGGAAACGGGAACTTTGTTTAATGATTTCGATGATAATCTATCGGGGGTATTGCCTTGAAACTCATCATTCACTCCACTCCACCTTTTATAAATCAAACTGAAAAGAAGTTTAATCGTACCAATATGGAATATGCCGAGTGGAGGGGCTGGCTTGTCTACCATGTTTTTGAGCAGAAGCATTATGCAAAGCGTTCAAGCCGGGGCTTTCCCGATTTGGTGATGGTGAAGAATGGGAATAAAGAATTGAGGAGTGTTGAAACGTAACGTCGCGTGACGTTGGAAAAGAAAGGAGGAG